AATTATCTCCTTTAGAAACAATTAGTACGTCTGTTACTTGACCAGCACTGGCATCTTCAACTTTAGTAAAACCTTCAGAGAAATCGTCTGGTTGTAAGAATCCAGCATACTCCGTTCTCTTGTTAAGAAGACCCAAATGTCCAGTATATCTAACCCATCCGCTCTCATTAATATCATAAAATAGAGTATTGGAAAATCTATCAAAATTATATTCGATGGGTTTTGATTTGTAAGAGTTTCCAATTACATATGGAAATAATGGTTTTCTATATCCATTTAATGGACCAGTTGATTCCGTAGTGGAGTTAATTGTAGCAAAATATGCATAAACGCCATCTGGGAATTCTGGAGTTTTGCAATATCTACCATTATGGACATCTAAATCACCATCTCCAACATAATTGTAATCTTCTAAGAAGATTCCTGCGGGAAATTGTGCAGTGCTGGGTCTATTAGGAAGTAATGCTAAAGAATAACTTGATTCTATACGCTTAACTGCTCCACCCTCCTTGTCTGCATATCCATATGGACCATAAATTGGGTTTCCATCATATGCCCAACCAATAATTGGAGAGTGGAATAGAACAGAATTTGTATCATTTTCAATATCATCTCTAAAGATTGGATCACCATTAAGATCAATAGATGTTGATAGAACCTTGCGTCTAAATTCTCTGCCAGCATATCCATGAACATACTGAAGACCTTTTTCTCTGGTAAGAGCACTAGTAACTATACCATCATCTGGATTTAGTTTATCTGATTGAATAATCCTCTCAACTACATTGATTGACCAAGATTTAATATTTGCTCTAAACTGAGCACCAGAACCTGTTGGAACTACCTGTAAGACAGTATCTACTTGCTTATATCCAAAACCACCATCAATAATTTTAACTTCTTCAATAGATCCATTAACAATAATTGGAGTCAAAATTGCACCAGATCCAGATCCAAGAGCTCTAATTTCTGGTGGTGAATTATATTCGGATCCTCCATTATTGACAATAATACCAATAATTGACCCTGCAGAAGACACAATTACACTTAATTGTGCTCCAGTACCACTAGATAATGAAAATTCTGGTTGTCTATTATAGTTTAATACACTTTCATCACCATATCCAGTTCCCTTATTTTTCATGGACACTGATATAATTTCACCAGTAAATACTGGTTCAATTTTTGCAAAAAAGTCTTGACCAGCAGTTGTCGTAATACCAATAGGTGCTTCAAGCGTAACTTTAATTGGTCTAAACTTAATACTATGAGTGCCTGTTCCACCATCGGTGAAATCAACAAATCTTCTATTAATATAATTGTAATCTGCAGGTAAAGTGCTACCAATACCAACAGGTCTATACTCTGCGACTCTAAATGAGTCATTATCAACAACACTTACAAAATATTCTTTATTAGAATCGAGTCCTACTGGTAAAACACCGTCGCTATCAAACCTAACAATTTCTTTATTCTTGTAACCGTGATTTTTATTATTAATTTTATTTTGATAGATGTCTACATCATCATCTTCAAAGAATAAAGTTTTATTTGTATATCCTTCACCAGGATTTACAACTTCAATGGAGCTAATAACATTCTTTTTCTCAAAAGAAGTTATTTTTTGCAAACCATCACCATATGCGGTGAAGTTAATTGTGTTTACACCTACAATTGCATCTTCTAAGGTGTTATGAAGTTGAATAGTGATTGGATCAACTCTTTTGATGAAGTAAATTGAATCGTCAACTAATCCACCAATCTCATCTTGAGACTCTCTAGAATAAAGGACTTTTTCTAAGTCTCTAAATCTATGATAAGTAGAAAATCCTATGGTATTGTCATTAAGATTTAAATTATCATACAAACTACCAGCATTAAATGTAACAGTATGAATTACTTTTGAAATATTGCATTTTGCTTCAGCAGAAAGACCATTACCACCTGAAATGGTAACTTTTGGTTCTTCAACATAATCAAAACCTTTGTCAATAATATTAATTCTACTCAGAGATCCACTAACGTTAATAATGCCTTCTGCTCCTGTTCCGAAAGACGCACTTCCAAGTCCAGTATCATCATTAATTGTAAGAATTGGTGGATTAATAACATCATAGTTTTTATCACCAGGTCCAGATATATCAATGCTCTCAATGGGACCATAATACATGGTGTCAGATGACTTGTAGTTGATAATCTCAACACCATTGATAAACATTCCAACATTACCTGGAACAGTAATCGCTTCTTCTGGATTATCTGCTGGTTTTGGTGGTGAAAACTTTCTAATAATATCTTGAGGTTGAAGATTACTCGATTGGAATCTTATAAGCTCAAATTTGTTGTTGGTAACCGTTCCAAAAACTTTAACAAAGACACCACTTCTAATATTTGACCTAGATGTTGCTAATTTAATTGTAGAAGAGTTCTCTTTATAGACAAAATACTGACCCTCACTAATATCTAATCCAACATTGTTGTTATATGAATAATAAATCGCATCACCAGTAGTGTAGGCATTTGAACCAATATTAATAGATTCGCCATCAAACTGTCCACTAAAAAGTACAGAAAGATCCTCTACATTGATTGGTGTGTTATAGTAGTTTGGTAAAGAAGACGCTACAACGTAAGTATCGTCATCATCAGTATAAACATTCTGCACATCTGCAGACATAATGTTTAACTCTGGGTTAGTAATAGAACTTGTCTTAGTTACACCCTTTCTAATTGTATATTTTACAGTAGTTGTATTAATAACTGTAGTTAAGTTAATATCAAACTCAAATTCATCAGAAACTGCAATCACAAAAATGTCATACTGTTGACCATCACTACCAGTAACTGTACCAATATCCCCTAAAGTAAAGATATGAGGATCAAAAGTTTTAATTCTATACTGTGCAGCACCATTTAATTTTAGTGCAACTTGAGTAATTTCTTCAATTTCATATGATGGAGTTGAATTGATAATCCAACTAGTATTTCTCTGCTCATCACTATCAGTTCCTAATGATACGATTTCAATCTGATCGTCGGGTTCATAATAAAATGTATCTTCTCTGTCAAACTCAAGATCACCGAGAACACCAGTAACCTTTACTCTAACCTCATCATCTTCAACAGTAGCATATGCGTAATCTGGAGTTGTAACATTCTGATTTAAACCTAAGGCAACAGGACAATTTAAACCAAAGAATTGTGTAGAACTTCTAGATTCATATTCAATCTGATATTCAACATTATTATCAAATACTACTAAAGTTCCATTTGAAGCAAAACTGAGAGTTGAATCTACATCAATATATGTTTGACCAACAGAAACTGGGTTTGTTACTCTAGTTTTGGGGTGTACTGAGAAGACAAAGGTTTCTAACTCTGGGTTATAATCTAAACTTAGTCTGAAATATTCTTCACCATCTCTAAAAATCTTCTCAACATCAGTAATTGTACCTGCTGCCTTCTGAATTCTGTCTGTAGCGTCCTGATAGAGAGTTCTGTTTACTAAATCTTCTGGATCTCCAAGTAATCTCTCTACAACTAGATCTCTAGTAATTCTGTAATCTGCATCAGAGGGTTGAATAAGGAAGTCTCTGGGCTTGACGATATCAACGTCAACACCATAAAGCAATTTAAACAACACTTCAAAAGAAGAATTTGCTCCTTTTGCAGAATAAAAGTCCTTTAATCTTCCAACAGCAACTTTTTCATTAAGTGCCTCGAAGAATTGAAGATCATCAAATCCAGGAGCATACTGTTTTTTATACTTCTTATATAATTCTGTTAATAGTAATGCATTCAAATTGAATACATCTATACCACTACTATGAATACCGACAATACTCTTCTCAAAGTCTGGAGCAACAGATTCGGAAGAGTAGTAAGAGGTGATTCCAGAAAATCCTCTGGAACAATTAATAAAAGAAGTATCCGTTTTAGATTTATAGTGAATCAACTCATTATTGATTTTAATGAGTCCATTATTTTTTGGAAATCCAAAAGTATCGGATACTCTAATAATGTTGGTAGATATGCCAACACTCTCTGTAGTATCTGTCTTAAATGTGAGTTCTGCTAACTGATCTAATTCAGTATAACTATCAATATTATTAATAATGTCAAGAGGTCCACCTGGATCCTCAAGAGTTTTATAGTAATCTACTAAAAACTCAACGAATTCTGGATACTGATCTCTAACGTACTGAGGAACTTGGTCCTGAACAAGATTCTTGATTTGAACTCTATTTTGCATATCCTTATAACCTTACGTATGCGCCGTTTAAGTAGCTAGATGATACTATGTATTGAGATCCAGAGAGGTCTGCTCCAGAAGAAATAACATCAGAGACCATTTTAACCTCTGAGGTAGTTGTATCTAATTGCAAATATAAATCCTGAAGTCCAATGATATCATTTGACTTTGGAATCACAGATACTTCCATAATGTTATCTCCAAATTTTAACTTGGATGTATTTGTGAAGTTTATAGCGTTGAGTTTGATTTCACCTCGTTCGTAGTCAATTACTCCTACATTCTGTCTGACAATAATTGGTTGAGAAGATGCATTTAATTTAAATGCAAATATTCTACCAGTCATTCCATCAGCACTTGGCAAATCACTGAAGTAAACTGTTCCTGCTATTCCTTCAACTTGAACTCCACTAGTTTTGAAGTTGTATCCACTTTGGTTCTTAATGTGTATTTTGTTGCCGAAGCAAATTTCATTTTCACTAAACACATTTAATGTAAGTTTTACATCTCTTCTAATTGCAATAGATGTGATATTAGAAGTAATTGCAGGAGACGTGTCGTCTATCAGTTTCAAAAACTTACTATATCTAAACCTTGAACCATATCTATTTAACTCATCAGAAGCAGCGTACTTTTCAATATTTCTGGATATTGACGACTGAAGTCCATCGGCATTTCCAAGATTTTGATTGTAGTAAACGTTACTATAGTATTCAATATAAAGATACTTAAGATCAATAAATTCTGGAACAATACCCGCTACAGCATAACCCTTCAAAAGCGTCTTAATATTGTCTTTTACAATATTAGGCAAATATGAACCATTTTGTGGTTTTACAGTAATAAAAACTTTACCGTATTTTGGGGGTTCTAAATCTTCTCCACCAAATACAGATACGGATTCTGCTTCAGGATATAACTGCGGAATTAGTGCCTCATAGTCATTAGCAGTTACTGCTCTATTTTGAGAAGCATAAACCCGTGGTGCAAGTTTTTTAATCGACTCCACAGACTCTATAGGAGCGCCGTATGCGGTGCCCTGGATCGTCTCTACGAGGGGTGAAGTGAGTTTTATGGGTGATCCATTGTTATCGACAAATCTACCCGTAAATGAGAACCTATTGATGCCATTAGCACGTTCTCCATTTGTCACAATGTATGTGACAACAATATAATTACCATTCTTTAATTTGCTGCCAAAACTGCCATCACCAAATATCAGTTCATATCTACTATCTGCAATCTCATTGATAAAGAATACATCATCAGTTGCTTTGATCGTAGTTAAATTATTTGCTCTTTTATATACTCTGGTTATATTACTGTTTCTACTCTCTCTGACTTCAACTCTAATTTGATCAGTATCGATCCTTGCATTTTGTAAGATATATCTCTGCGCTTTATTGCTAGAATCTACAGTAAACGTATTCTGAACATAAGCACCTTCATAAATGGTTACCTCATTAAAAGATGCGGTATTTGAACTTACAGGAACAGTAACGTCTTCTGGAATAGTAAAGACATAATTCTTTCCAGCATAGTTTGCCGAAGAAGTTGCTACAATACCCTTCTTAAGTGTTACAGATACTGGATTAGTTGCAAAACTAGTGAGGTCCAGATAAAAACTAATTACACCTCTTGCAGAAGTGACAGATCTAGGAATATAACCAAGGTTTCTTGCTAATGATACAACGTTCTCCCTCAAGGTTGCTCCATCAAGGAACACCTCATTGGTTAGCATATTAGCGTTATAAGAACTAATATACGTGTTATATGCCAATGTGTCTAACAACACTGCAAAGTTAGACCCTTCAAAGTCATAGTCAGTAAAAGTACCATCTGCTCTGAGGTAACTTTTTATTGACTCTTTGATTTCATCAAAATCTAGAGATGATACGTTGACTAGAGACATTATCGTGTTGGTAGTAATACGAACTGTAACTGCTGTGCTGTTGCATCAATACCTATGATGAGGTACTTAATGGTTACGTCCATTTGACCATCATCAAAGTTTGGAGTTACGACTACTTCTGTCAATTCAACTCTAGGTTCATTATTTTTTATAACAGCTTCAATTTCATCCTTTAAAGATCTTGCAGTAAAGAAGTCAATGTTCTCAAATAACAGTCTATTTACAGCACACCCAAAATCTGGGTCAAAAAACTTTTCTCCCTGCTGAGTAAGTACAAGATTTTGTACGGAACGGGATATAGCATACTCATTTTGCAAAGTAATTAAGTCCCTCGTCAAAGGATTTCTCTTTAACGTGAGACTTA